AGGCCGGGCAGCTATTAACTACCCGGCCCGGTTTAGGGTTCAGGCGTCGAGGATTACGCCGGGTTCGCGCTCTTCGGCCCGGTCAGCCTCGAACTGATCCCGTGCGGTAACGTCCACCCATTTGACACCACACGTTTTGTCTAGCTCTTTGTGGAGCCGTTGTGTGCGGTTGCACATCTCGGTTGCGGGAACCGTTTTTAAAACTTCGGTTACAGCATTGAACAAATTCCACACCTTGGAATCCGTCTTGTGCTCGTGGGTTGGTTTCAAGTATTCATCGTGCACCGCTACTGCTTTGCCCGGTGGAATGCTCCCTGATCGAATAAGCTTTATCATCTGATCGCCCAGCGTGTAGCGGTCAAACTCGGTTGTTTTGTAAGCTTCGATCCTTCGATCTTGGAACTTGAACGCCTCCCCGATCTTGGAAATTGCCGTTGTAATTAACCCCGGCAGTTTCTCGTAGATATTTTTGGTGTGCCGGTGATTGGCGCAAACGTCTCCCGAAAATGAGAGATTATCGCAGATAAACACATGCGCCCCGCATGCGATACCAGCGGTCATGCTTTTATCGAAGGAATTTCGCAAACCCAAAAGCCGGGAATATTCCTTGTTGGAACCGTTCCCGTCTAGGTCTTTCCCGGTTATCTCCATCAGGCCAAAAAAACGGTTGCCCATTGGAGTTGTTGCGAACTGGGATTGTGTGACCTCCCAACCTTGATTCAGTAGGTTTTTCTCCGTGTATCGCACCAAAAATTCGTGCTCTACGGGTTGCCATGTGGATTCAACCTTGCCGTTTTTGCCGTCCCGAACCGTGGTTACAGCATCGGGGCAAGCAATGTTTGGGATATCTTCGCGGCCGATCTCCTTCGCGCCGCAATGTAGCATCATGCCGAGGCTCATCGTGCGCCTCCTTCCGGGTGGTAGTCGTTCCGCAAACCGTATGCGTACGACCCAAAGATTGCACCGTATTGGGCAATCAATCGCTGTTCAGCGGGCGTTACCCGCTCGTTGTTGGGAAGATTTGGATACTCGTTTAGAAACGAATCTTCCTGTTCCTTTGTCATTGGCTTTTTGTTTTTATGCATTTTTTAAACCGCCTTACTGGGGCGGGACTTGCAAAGGAAATACCCACACACGCTCCCGGTCAACTTTTATTTTGTTTTTTTTATTCCTTTTAAAACACCCCCACTCGTGGATGATTGCCGAATGGCAGCTAAAAAGCAGCACGGCGGGCACAATAAAACCCCCAAAATAAAAGTAGACGCGGTAGTGCAGGGCTTGAAAGCCGGAAAGGGAATCAACGAAATTGCCGTCGATAACAACTTAGGGCGAACCACGGTTGCCCACATACGGGAACAAAATCGGGACATACTCCCAAACTGGAGACGCAACACCGCGCAGAGTATGATGGAACTAGCCACAAAGATTGTGGATAATCTTACCGAGACATACGAAGATTTACCGCCCCATACTAAACCGATCTTGCTGGGGATTCTTTCTGACAAAATACGGGACTTGACCTCGGAGGGAGTGCAAACGGTGCAGCACCAGCACGTGCACATTAACCACGGCGACATTAACGCGATGATGTCCGGCACAAAAGGCACGAAATAGGGGCAGGGCAGGGGAGCGTTGTTTTGCGGCGATACGGGTTAAAGCATGGCTTGAAAAACGACTTAAATCGCCGGTTTCATACAATAAATGTTATATTCGAGATTGCTTTGAATCCCGCCGCCAACCGCCGAAACACATGCGAAAGGCGGGGGGGGGGGGCCGAAGACTTATAGTTTGTTATTTAGATAATGGATTCTCACATAGAAAATTTTTTTACAAAAAGGGTTGGTAAACTGAATTAAACCACAGTAGTAATTGTTTGGAGATGGCAAGACCGATGACGCAAGAACGGCAAGTATCAGCTTTCAAAGAAGGAATTGAAGCTGTTATCGAGCGGTTCTCTGCGGAGTTTGATCTTACCTATAGTGAGATGGTAGGAGTCTTGGAAGAGACTAAGTTTTGGCTTCTACTGGAGTCTGTCGATCTTGTTTCTGAAGAAGAGGAAGAAGAAGAAGAAGAAGAAGACGATGACGATGAAGGAGAGGAATGGAAAGCAGACCCCGTTCCCTAAAGGATCATTTACAGTCATCGAATTATTAGTTTCAATTACTATAATCACGGTTGTGGTTTCTCTAATGTTACCCGCTATAATGAGGGCTAAGTTACAAGCACAGAGAGTTATTTGCGAAGTACAGCGAGACGCAATCACACGGTACGATGAGGGAACCGGACTCCGATTGGAGCTACCAGTACCCGTACTAACTAAGTGTTACGAATGTCACATCCCAAACAGATACCGGCAACCTTCTACGTAGGAGCCACACACTAATATGGCATTTCAGCCAACGGAACATCCAGTTTTAGCACTTCCCTCGCAAGAGAGAATGCAGGAATTTAAGAAGAAAGGAAAAGCGGGCCTTGATGAATTGGTTGAGCTTTTTACAAAAAGAGAAGAACTAATTCAACTAGAAAGGAACGATCCTTTTAGATATGGATTTGAACCCCCCAACTGGAAAGATGCAGATGACTTGTGGGAAGGGGTTTCGGAGTTGTTGGTTCAAGGGGGTAATCGTGCTGGTAAGTCTGAGTATGCGGCTAAAAAAATAGTTAAGAAGTTGGTTGAGAAGAAAGGTTCAAAAGTGTGGGTTCTTGGAATGACAGCCCAATCATCCATTCGAGATCAGCAACCGCTAGTCTACAAGTATATCCCTGAAGAGTGGAAGAACTTAAAGAAAACCAAAATTCAAAACGTAAGCTACAGCCAGAAGAACGGCTTTACTGAAAACACTTTCGTATTCCCGAATGGTTCGCAATGTTGGTTTATGAATTATTCGCAGGAGATGCGGGTTATTGAGGGTGGAGAAGTTGACTTGATTTGGGCTGATGAGCTTGTGCCGCTCCAATGGATTGAAACTTTACGATTTAGGCTAGTCACAAGAAGTGGAAAGCTGCTAGTCACCTTTACTCCTGTGGATGGATACACTCCTACAGTTAAAGAGTATATTAACGGGATGAAAATTCTGGAGACAAAGGAGAGTCCGTTGCTTTCAGATAGTGTGAACGTGCCGGGATGTAAAATCGGGCACATGCCGTATACTGCCCAAGGGAGAAAAGAGAACAGTAAGATAATTTGGTTCTTCACCTCCATGAATCCGTATAACCCGATCACGGAAATGGAGAAGACCTTGAAGGGGGAAACCTCCATACAGATTAAGTTACGGGCTTATGGATTTGCTCAAAACCTGACCGGCAACCAATTTCCAAAATTCTGCCATGTTCACTTACTCTCCCCCGAAGACATACCTAAAGAGGGAACCAACTACTTTTGTGTTGACCCAGCTTGGAGTAGAAACTGGTTCATGCTTTGGTTGCGGGTAGATGATAAAGGTCGAAAGTATGTGTATCGGGAGTGGCCTGACAGAAAGACTTACGGAGAATGGGCCATCCCCGGCGAAAAGCCCGATGGAACCCTTGGCCCGGCTCAGAATATTGGTGGAGGTCGGGGAGTTGATGAGGTGAAAGGCATTATTGTTGAGGCCGAAGCTGGGGAGAAAATAGAGGAAAGATACATTGATCCCCGTGCCGGAGCCACCCAAGCTGCTGGACGAGATGGAGGGACGAGCATTATTGACTTGCTTGAAGAAGGTGAAAATGCTATGTACTTTCTTCAGGCGGCTGGAATATCCATCGCTAACGGATTAACAATAATCAATGATTGGTTAAATTATGACCAGAACGAACCCATATCGGTTTTAAATGAACCCGGTTTGTTTATAAGTTCCGATTGCGGCAACTTAATTTATTCTCTTCAAGAGTGGACAAATAGAGATGGAGAAAAGGGAGCGACTAAAGACCCTATTGACACGCTTAGATACTTAGCGGTGATGGAACCTATTCACGTAACTAGCAGCACCTTCGCAGCATCTAAAGTACATGGATATTAGATATGAATACAAATACTGATAATTTAGTGG